GAGAAGCCATGTTACGGAGGACCTGATGCCTCTTAAAGAAGGCACATCAAAAGGTGTTATCAGCCAGAACATCAAGACAGAAATGGCTGCTGGAAAACCGCAAAATCAAGCGGTTGCTATTGCTTTAAGCAAAGCGGGTAAAAGTAAATATTCTTCTGGCGGTATGGTGAACAGGCGGTTTAGTCCGATAGCCCGACCACAGAGGTTTGTCGGAGAGTTCTAGTGTTGTGTGCGCTCACCGCTGTGCTGGTGGGAATGCATGGCGGCGATATGTACAAGGCGTGTGTGTATCGTTGTCCTAGAGACGTTTCGTATTTTTACTATCATTACCCGAGAGTAATACGGATACCGTATGATTTCCGGTGTCCTCCTGTAGCCAAGGTGGGTGAACGTGTATGATAGACCCCTTTACAGCGTTAGCAGCGGTTAAGTCTGCTGTTTCTGCGGGCAAAGAGCTCGTTAATGTCACTAAGCAAATCGGTGAGTTTTTCGATGGGGTGGATGATTTACGCGCTGCTCATGAGAAAAAGAAGAATAGTCTTTTTTCTGGTTCAGACGAAAACGCTATGGAGACGTTTGTAAACTTGCAAAGGGCCAAGGACGCCGAGGAGGAACTTAGGCAGATTGTGATAGCCACTAGGGGGTTTTCTGCTTGGGGCGAGCTTCAAGCTATAAGAGTTCAAGCGCGGAAGGACCGCAAGGCGAAGGCGGAAGCGGAAAGGAAGCGTAAGGCCAAGCTGGTTGAGCGTATAGTTATTTATGGCGGAGCGGTTATAATTGTTTCTATAATGCTGGGTATTACGATTGTGATAATTTTAGCCAAGCAGGGGCGCATCTGATGGCAGACGGGGTTTCAGGAGTAGGCTCTTCTCCTTTTAATGTGGGAAGCGACATACACGCCCAAACGCGGGCCCGTGAGCGCATAGAAACGCATCTTGTGGAGCAGAGGGTAGAAAAAGAACACCGGGCCAACCACAGCCATTTAGAGGCTCTTGTAAAGCAACGATTGGACTTACAGGAAAGTTATGATAGGTTTGGGCGCAAGACTAATGCGGATCGTCCGCAGGGAACGAAGTTAAACATAGAGGTTTGACATGGAAAAATTACTGGCTTGGAAGATTATGCCGCGTCTTATGATGTTGGTTATGACAATCATGTACATTCGCGTAATTGAGTGGGGAATGAGTCTCGAAGACTTGTCTACGCAACAATCTGCAATGATTAGCGTCTGTTCTGGAGCCATGACAGGCGCGTTCGCCGTGTGGCTGGGTTCTGAGAAATGAGTATCTTTACCGCTGCACTGGGGCCGATAGCCAATCTTGCTGGATCGTGGCTACAAGGTAAGGCTGATAAGAACGCTGCCGCTGCGGAGCTAAAGCTAACTGAGGCAAAGGCGAAAGCCCAGATACTGCTGTCTGAGAAGACCAGCGTTGCTGACTGGGAGCGCATTATGGCAGAGGGTGCCAAGTCTAGCTGGAAAGACGAGTGGTTCGTTGTGATCTTGTCTATCCCTTTGATTTTATGTTGGATTCCGGGTGCGGAAGGTTGGGTGGACCGTGGGTTTGCGCAGCTTAACAAGGCCCCAGACTGGTATTTTTACAGCCTTGGAATTGCAATTTCAGCCAGTTTTGGTGTGCGTGGGGCCCAAGCATTTTTTAAGAGGAAGTAATGGAATACGACACATCTGAGGATGAAGAGTTCACCTCTGCGTGGAACGGAAAGTACGGTAGGAGACAGGTACGATGAGCGAGTTTAAGTTAAGCAGACGTAGCCTTGATCGTCTTGAAGTCATTGATGACGGGTTACAGGCTGTAATCAAAATGGCGATTACTTTGACCAAGACCGACTTCGGGGTGGTTCAGGGGATGAGAACCATTGAGCAGCAGAAGGAGCTTGTTGCTAAAGGGGCCAGCCAGACGATGAAATCTAAGCACCTTGAGGGGAAGGCTTTCGATATTATGGCGTTCATAAATGGGAGGGCGAGTTGGGAACTCTCGGTTTATGATGATCTTGCTGATGCGATTAAAGAAGCGGCGACACAGTTAAACGTTCCTATTTGTTGGGGCGCAGCGTGGGGAACACCTGAGATGCCGTATCCAATGGACATTCGCAAGTGGGAGGGTACGATGGAAGAAGCAATGAATGCGTATATAGACTTGCGCAGATCACAGGGGCGTCGCCCGTTTATCGATGGTCCACATTTTGAATTGATAGATTAGGATTCTGCTATGAAAAGTTTTACACGCGAACAACTAGACCGATTTTTAAAGGGGGCCACAGGAGACGAAGCGATGGGCGGTTCGAAGAGCCCCGGCGCGGGAGGCCAGACTGCGGTAGCTCAGGAGGTGGAGAAACTTCTTCGTAAAAACCCTGAGATGTTCGAAGAGATGTTAGATAAGAAGCCCAAGAAGTTTTTTCTCGGTGGTCGAGCGGGTGATGTTCGAGACAACTCTAAACGTGGGAAGACATTCTAATGCCTATGATTTCGATTAGTATCATACCGGATGGTATCCCGGTAGATAAAATGCAGGACGGTGACGGTGGAGGTCCAAGCTGTCCTATAGCCACCAAGGATGCTGAAGCAAACATGGAAGCCAAAGAGGTTGCGGTAGAAGAAGCGAACTATCGGGATCCCTCTATGGACGGAGGCTTTAAGCTGACCGAGGTTTGTGGAAACTGCGGAGCGTATAACCAAACTGAAGACATGTTGGAATGTATTGGCGATGATTCTGGTGATCTGGGTTACTGCCAGATGTACAAATTCATGTGTTCGTCAGACCACGTTTGCAATGACTGGGTGAAGGGTGGCCCGATTAAGTCTATGGCCGAGGGTTCGGAGAGGGACATTCTTTAATGGACGCTGTTGCTTTCGCTACATATATGTATAAGATCCTGAAGGAACGAGAGCAGGACATTGCTTCTGCTCTTGCACATGATGCTGCTAAAGACTGGGAGCAGTATAAGCTCATGGTAGGTGAAGTACGGGGCATTGCCTACGCTCGTGAGGAAATCAAAGCCCTGCTGGAGAACCACGCTGACGATGTCGAAGACCTTATATCTTCCTGATCATGTCGCGCAGAAAATTAACAAAGAGAAAGCAGGGAACACCGCTGCTTCTTCTGACGTTGGTAGCGCGTATGTTGATACCACCGAGAAGGTTTTAGATCCTTCTCTTTTAGAAAAACCCCTTCTTGAAAGACTACCGCAGCCCACGGGCTGGCGTGTTTTAGTTATGCCTTATCAAGGTGCTACCAAAACACAGGGCGGTTTACATATCCCTGACGAGGTTCGGGATCGTGAAGCTGTAGCAACGGTTGTTGCGTATGTTTTAAAGGTTGGTCCTATTGCTTACAAAGACCCTGACAAGTTTGGTCCAGATGCTGCACCTTGGTGTGCGGAGGGACAATGGGTTTGTATCGGTCGATACTCGGGATCGAGATTTAAGATCGATGGGGGTGAAGTTCGTATAATCAATGACGACGAGGTTATTGCTACGATCTTAGAGCCCGACGACATTAAGCAGGTTTAGGAGATACCAATGGCGGAAGAACAAGAAGTTCTCGAAGACGAGGGCGTAGAAGTAGAGATTGAGTCGGGAGACGAACCGGAGGTTCAAGAAGCCCCGGAGGTTGAAGAGGAGCCGCAAGAGGCGGCTTCTGGTTCCGATGACGAGTTGGACAACTACAGTAACAAGGTTCAGGCTCGGATTAAGAAGCTGACTGAAAAGTATCGCAAGGAAGAACGGGATCGTGAAGAGGCCGTTCGTTTAGCGCAGCAGCTTTTGCAGGAAAACGAGAGCCTAAAAAGCCGTGTCCAGAACTTGGACAAGGGTTATTTGTCTGAGTACGGCACTCGAATAGATGCTCAGGTAGAAGCTACGAAAAGGCTGTACAAAGAAGCCTATGACGCTGGCGATACGGACAAAATGTTTGAGGCTCAAGAAGCCTTGTCCAAGATGTCTATTGAGCAGGAGCGTTTGCGGATTGCAAAGCAGAGATCAGAGGATCAAGTTGCGGAGCCTGCGCAAGCAGCGGCTGCGCCGCAGATGCCTCCGCAGCAGCAACCAGTTGCTCCCCCTGCTCCAAAGCCTGATCCAAAGGCGCAGTCGTGGGCGGAGAAAAACGATTGGTTTGGGTCTGACGAAGTCATGACTTATGCGGCGTTTGGGATACATAGGAAGCTCGTTGAGGAAGAGGGGTTTGACCCAGCCAGCGAAGAATACTATACTGAAGTTGATCGTCGAATGCGTTCGGAGTTTCCGAATAAGTTTCAGGCGAAGAAATCGAGTGGAGCACAGGTCGCCTCGGCTGGCGCTTCAGCATCTCGCAGCACGGCAAAAACGGGGCGCAGGTCGGTTAAACTATCACCGTCACAAATAGCGATGGCGAAACGTCTAAATGTACCGCTTGAAGAATATGCAAAATTTGTGAAGGATTAAGATTATGGCTGATAGAAAACCTCGCGCAAGCGAAACACGCGAATCAGAAACGCGCAGAAAACCATGGGCTCCGCCCAGTCACCTTGCAGCACCTGATGCCCCAGAGGGCTTTGTGCATCGTTGGATACGAGTTGCAATGCGTGGTGAGGAAGACAAAATGAATGTCAACGCCAAGCTACGCGAAGGATGGGAACCTGTCCGGAAAGACGAATATCCAAACTATGAAGCACCTGTTATCGACGATGGTCGGTATGAGGGTGTGATTGGTCAAGGCGGACTGATGCTGTGCCGAATACCTGTTGAAACAGTAGCAGAAAGAACTGCATATTACGGGGGCAGAACCCGCGAACAGATGACTGCTGTAGATCAGGACCTTATGAAGGAACAACATCCTTCGATGCCGATAAGTAATAATCGGCAAAGTCGTGTATCATTCGGGGGATCTCGTAGAGACTCCGATTAATTGAAAGAGGATTGCTAAAATGGCAAACAGTAACGGTGCTTTCGGACTTCGTCCGATTGGTGTAGTCGGTCAGGCTGCAAACACCACTGGTGCGACCGAGTATCGTATCGCCTCTGGAAACACTAACGCGATTTACCAAGGTTCACCCGTAATTCCGCTGTCAACAGGCTTTATTGATATTGTTGGCGCGGCTGCTGGTGGAACGGTAGGTCTACTTGGTGTGTTCTGGGGATGCGAATATGTATCGTCCACCACTGGTGAGACTATTTTCTCAAATAGCTGGCCCGGTTCTGGCGCGGATTCTAATCATCCCGTCAAAGCCTTTGTTTATGACAACCCAATGCAGACATTTGTTATCTGCTCAGACGCTTCACTGACTAGCGAAGCAACTGCGCGGGGCCATGTGTTCGCAAACGCAAACTTTGCTACAGCTACTGGCGGCACAACCGCTACTGGTATCTCCACAGCTAAGTTGGGTGTCAGCACAATCGCCACCACTGCGGCATTACAACTGCGTATTATGGGCATTCAAGATGACCCAGAAAATGCAGACTTTACTGCGGCTGGTATCCCATTAATTGTTCGATTGAATAACAGCTTCAACTCCGCCAACGGTGCGATTGTTGCTGGTACTCCATCGACTACTGGCGTTTAAGGAGGTCTAAAGAATGGCTATTTCTCGCGCACAACTAGCGAAAGAGCTAGAACCGGGCCTCAACGCGCTGTTTGGTATGGAGTACAATCGGTACGAAAACCAACACGCGGAGATCTACACAACAGAATCTTCTGATCGAGCATTCGAAGAGGAAGT